CTTGGGCGACTTCATGCACATCAATGACTCCACCAGTTCAACGCCTAACTCCAAGCACTTGCTCGATAGTGATGGTCGATACTCCAAGACCATACGCGCTGCCAGTAACGTCATAAAGCGTACCGTTTTGCGTATGCTTGAGAAGCATAACCAAGTCTGGCTTGTGAATGTCCGAGGCAACCATGACCCTGATGCGGCCTTATGGCTAAACGAGGTCATGCGTCTGTACTTCGAAGATGATCCACGGGTTAAGGTATTTGACAATGCTAGCAAGTTTATCTGGTGGCAATGGGGCAAGAATCTAGTCGTGACGCACCACGGAGATCGGATTAAAATGTCCAATCTTCACGGGTCAATCGTCAGTAATTTGAGGCAAGAATGGGGAGAGTCGGATCACACCTTTGTATGGACGGGTCACATACACCACAAGAATCAAGAGGAATATGGCGGGGCATTGTTCGAGTCTTGGAACATCCTAGCACCAGCCGATGCTTGGCACAGTGGGGCAGGCTATGCCAGTTCTCGCAGTATGACTTGCGTAATCCTCCACAAATTGTTCGGGGAACAGGGAAGATTAAAGGCAAACATTCAGGAGTTGATATGACAGCGCTGGATAGACAGGTAGCAGGCAACCACTATAAAACCATGATGATTCAGCCGCTAGAGTATGCACTGGCGAACGACTTGGGCATCTGTGAACATGCGGTGGTGAAATATATTTCTAGGTGGCGTGATAAAGGTGGAGTCGAGGATCTCAGGAAGGCAGCGCATTACATCGAAATCTTGATTGAAAGGGAAACGGCTCCAAAGGATAACCCTAAGAAGCCGTCTTGGTAGTCACATAAGCATTGCGCCTATGATGTAGCCCAAACAGAAGGCAATTATCATCGCCCCGCCTGTGAACTTAGGTACTAAAAGTTTATCTTTCCACATGACATAGTTCCTGTTGTAGTTGATCCAGTATCCTCAGCACATCAAATATCTGTTGCCTGTCCCATGAGTCTAGGCGGTCTTGATCGTAGTATTCCTTGATCTTGACCAGCGTTAGCCATGCTTGGAGTATCTCGTTTCGGCTTGGTCTCATACAATACCCCCTTCGATAAATGCTAATAACTCCTCAAACTGTGGCAGCAAATCATCCTCATAATCGTCATCGTCGGCTACTCTACAGCTAATCTCGCAAATAAATTCGTATAATTCCGTCTTGCTCATTGTTTGCCCTCGCAGTTTGGTTGCACGTTGTCATAGTCTGGATGATATCCAGCGCACACGTCCTTGACGTATTGGTTGAATGTTTCGACCTCGTGGTTGTAGTCCTCGGTTGAGATCCACAGTAGAGCCGCGACAAATGCCACGGCAATACATATTTTGGTTAGTCGATTCATGCTGTACCCCTGTCCCTAGGCTCAGAAGTAAAGTCATAAAATTCGCCCACCCATCGCGCGTAATTGTCGAGCATTTCACGATTCTTTGCGTTGCCATAAGTGTTGTCTGGACGATCCCAAAAGCCCGTTCCGTGACCTTGGCGCGTCAGCCAAAAATCATGACCGCACTGCTCTATCATTTCATCATCGAAAACTCGAGCAATACCCAAAAAACTTCTCCATAACTTGCCGCAATCCTTTTCGGCGTGATCTCTAAAAGCCTTGTCTGTTATGACATCATCGGCCCAATTTGCGGCGGCGCAATAAGCGGCGGCCATTTTTAAGATGGGGCTCATATTCTCACCTCAATATCTACGTTACAGATCTCGCCCAGTATGCGCTCGAAATCAGCGCGGCCATGATACGGCTCGGATACGTCCCCGATATGCCACTGACCCGCACCGTGTTGATCGTCAAGCCATTGGTGCAAGTTATCGATGAATGCCTCGTCATCGTCCTGAACGCCGCTGTAATCGCCATACACGAGCGGCACGATGGCAAATTGTGGAATGCGGTAAGTTTCTGTCTCAAACATAATATAATCCCCTTGATTGATTGGTTTAAGCTGTTAGACGGTTTGCAATTTCTGCGTATTCTTGATTTAGCCTTTCATCTTGCAAGCGCATACCTTCAAGAAATGCTGAGATAAGATCGGCCATTTGTGAAGCGGGAACGCGCTTAGATCCGATAGCATGCGACTGTCCGCCGCCCTCGGTGCAGATACGGTTAAGACAATAACCGCCATAGATTGAGTTATGGTTTAGAACGTAGGTGCCGACATTAGCGCGATATCTTCCGTCGGCTTGCTTTGTCCATGCCTCGGTTGATTGGCCTAGGTATTGGTTAAGGTATGCGACTTTTGCTTCTAAAAATTTTCTATTGATTCTCATTGGTGTAACTCCTTGCTGTTTGGGTTTCGGCCTGATGGCCTCGTCAGTACCAGTCCCTAACTGGTAGACCCGAAGGCGGTTGTTAAGCCGCCCGTTCTGCTCTATCCATATCCGCAACCCGAATTTTAAGCTCTTTGATTTTGTCTTCTGTAAACCAGAAAAACCTGTCTGCTTCGATGCCGAACTCATCGAACAATGCGCGAACTCTCAAGCCTTCTTTCAATGAACAACGCCAATAATTTTCGCCGCCATCTCCTTTGATCATTCTTTTGCATGCGTTGTAACAGCTGGCCTCTGCTAAAAGTTTGTTGATTCGCTTTGCTGCTTTCTTGCTGATTGTTGCCATGTGTATTTCCTTGCTGATTAAGTTATAATGAATGTCACTGGGTACAGACGATCGCATATATCAAAATCAATGTAAAACATTTTTATATATCATGTTAGAATAAGCATATTTCTAAATAGAATATATCGGTAAAAATAGGGTGAAACGTGCCAGACCATCGAAATAAACTAGATAAAGAGACAGTTAATCGTCACTTTCCCGAGTGGGATCATGGCGGTAAAGGATCACATGCTAGGCGGTACAATTCGGCCTCAAATGCGGCCTATAAATCAGGCTGGGATAGAATCTTCGGTAAAGGTAAACACCATGGGAACAACAGCAGCAAATAAGAATAGATCTATAAGACAGGAAGCGCTCAGAGAGCAATTATCTGCACAGGGTCATGTTCAGCATGTTACTGATATCGCACAAAAATTGACCGATCTAAATGGGGAATTGGATTCTGTTCAGGTGCAGAGATTGAAGGCTGCTGCTGATATCAAGTTGAAGTTGATCGGGAAGTATCTAGGGGACGTTAAGGCTGTAGAGATTTCAGGGGCAGATGGTGGTGATCTAGTGATTCAGGTCTCAGACTTCAAGAATGCCTGAGATATCCATTCCCCATGACTGGGAGCCTAGGCCACACCAGCTTGAGTTCTTCCGAGCAATGGATAATGGGGTTAAGCGTGCCGTTTGTGTCTGGCATAGGCGAGCAGGAAAGGGCAGTGCTACCCTAAACTTCACGGCAAAGGAAATGTTCAAGCGTGTCGGTACCTACTGGCACCTATTCCCGCATCAAACACAAGCCAGGAAGGCCATTTGGAGCGGCATAGACTCCGAAGGTCGGCCTATCCTTGATCAAGTATTCCCGCCAGCCATCCGCAAGCGTACCAGTGCACAAGAAATGGTTATAGAACTGGTCAATGGGTCTACTTGGCAGCTAACAGGCTCGGACAACTACAATAACCTAGTCGGTAGTAATCCTGTCGGCGTGGTGTTCGATGAATGGTCACTATGCGACCCTAATGCATGGGGATATATCAGGCCGATATTAGCTGAGAATGGTGGATGGGCTGTCTTCATCTACACGCCACGAGGCAAGAATCACGGGCACTCACTCTACCAAATGGCCAAGTCATCAAACGAGTGGTTCTGTCAGAATCTAACGGTCAAGGACACCAAGCGAGCCGATGGTACTCCGGTTATATCTCCCGATATCATCGAACAGGAACGACTCGAAGGGATGGAAGAAGCACTGATCCAGCAAGAATTCTACGGATCATTTGAGGCACAAATAGCAGGGGCATACTTTGCCGATCAGATAGCAACGGCCAAGGATCAAGGACGGGTCACAAGGCTACCGATTGAGCCTAGCCTCATGGTTCATACCGCATGGGATTTGGGCATAAGCGACTCTATGAGCATCTGGCTATTCCAAGCCATAGGCAAAGAGATCCGGCTCATTGGATACTATGAGAACAACGGCAAGGGCATGGAGCACTATATCCAATGGCTCAATCAATACGCATCCACCAATAACGTCATGCTAGGCCAGCACCTAGCGCCCCATGATATCGAGGTCAGGGAGCTCACATCTGGCCGATCACGCAAGGAAGTAGCCCGAGAGATGGGCATTAGCTTCAGGACAGTACAGAGGCCAAGGACTAAGGCCGAAGGTATCCAAGCTATCCGTCGGATGTTCCCTAGATTCTGGTTTGATGAAGACAAGACCGAGCACGGCTTCAACTGTATCGCATCCTATCACCGCGAGTTTGATGAAAAACGTAATGTCTTCAAGGATACACCTGTACACGATTGGGCATCACATGGTGCCGATGCACTACAGACCCTAGCACTAGGATGGCAAGAATCAATGGTATCAGGACATAGACCACAACCAAGACAGGCAGAGGTTCGGTTTAGTGTCTTCTGATGCTTATGTCGTATTCACGAATGACTCAGGCCATTGGTGGTCAAGATTCCTGCACCCATTCATCAAACACTGCTACATCGCCATAGCAGATAGAGGCCAATGGATCATATACGCCAAGACCGTGCACTATGTGGACTTGTTTACTATCGATCGACAAATGGATAAAATCGAGGAGGTTATCATTGTTAAAATCGATCGTAAGACCACAAGGCAATCGCTATTTATGCTCAATACATGCGTGGGACATGCAAAACAGATCCTAGGCATTAACCGACCATTTATCTGGACACCGTTTCAGTTATACAAATATCTGGAGAGAACAAAGTGAAGAAACCAAAGG